TCAGTAAAGTGCTGTAAGGGTAATATAATAAATCAAGGAATCGGTAAAATATAAGTTATGAGAAAAAAAGCGATGAACTATGTGTCAAAAGTTACAGAACTATCTACAGAAAAGGTAGAGTTAGGTAATATGGGTGCTTTAAAAGGTGCTGTGCTAATTTTGAAAAATGTAGAAAGTAATGCAGATAGATTTTTTCAGGATTTAGTTGATAAAGTAGACAGATCAATACAATCTTGGAAAGCTATGAATAAGCATAGAAACGAATTATACAATTATGTATATAGAGAGGTTGATGGTATTCTTAGAACATTTGACTCTAATGCTAAAGAGTTAGGAGTAAAACCTGATAGCATACCTGAATATAAAGAAGTAGTAAAACTACGAAAAACAGCAATAGAAGTAATAAAACTTTTAGATAGAATTAAAGTACCTAAAGAGCCTTTAGCTTAAAATAATATAAAAATGCAAATATAAATTTAAATACGTTATAGTAATATGAAATCAACAGAAATCTTAAACAAAATCAAGACTTACTTGGGAGAAGAAGTCAAAGAAGAATCTCCACAAGAAGCATTAGAGTTAGCACAGCTAAAACTCGAAAACGGAACAGTATTAGAAGCAGATGCTTTTGAATCAGGAAACGAGATCTTTATTCTTACAGAAGATGAAAAGGTAGCAGTACCTCAAGGCGAATACCTAATGGAAGATGGAAGAATGTTAGTAGTTGAAGAAGAGGGAGTTATTGCAGAGATTAAAGCTGCTGAAGAAAAAGAAGAAGAAGTAGAGCAGGAAGAAGATGAGAAAGAAGAAATGCAATATGTGTCTAAACAAGAATTTGAATCAGCCGTTGAAGAAATCAAAGGTATGATTAAAGAGCTTAAGGATCACAAAGAGAAAGAAGAAATGGCAGAGGAAGTTAAGGAAGAACTTAGCAAAACTCCTGCTGTAGAACCTATTGCTCACAACCCTGAAGCACAAGAGAAATTTAAAGTAAGATTCGGAAACAACCGAAGAGAAACTGCTTTAGATAGAGTAATGAAAAAATTAACCAATAATTAAAATTAAATAAAATGCCAAATCCAACAATTACAAGTAGTAGTTATGCAGGAGAATTTGCAGGTAAGTATATTGCTGCATCTTTATTAACAGCAAAAACCTTAGATGATGCTGCGATAACTATACTACCAAACATCAAGTACAAAGCTGCTATGAAAGTAGGAGCATTTTCAAACTTAGTAAGAAGTGCTGACTGTGATTTTGACTCATCAACTTCAGGTCTTACACTTACTGAAAAAGTATTAACACCAACTGAATTACAGGTAAACTTACAAATCTGTAAAAAAGAATTACACGCTGATTGGGAAGCTGCACAAATGGGATTCTCTGCGTTTGACAACTTACCTCCACTATTCTCTGACTTTGTTATCGCAAGAGTAGCTGCAGAGGTTGCAAGTGCAACTGAAACTTCTATTTGGAGTGGTTCAGCAGGAGAAGGTAACTTTGACGGCTTTGTTACATTAGCAGGAGCTGATTCTACAGTAGTAGATGTATCTGCTGCAACAGTAACTTCAGCAAACGTAATTGCTCAATTAGGAGCTATTGTAGATGCTATTCCATCAGGAGTTTACGGAGCTGATGACCTTATTCTTTATGTATCTTCAAACATCTATAGAGCTTATATCAGAGCTTTAGGTGGTTTCGGTGCATCAGGTTTAGGAGCAGCAGGTTACGAAAATAAAGGTAACAACCAATCATTAGATAACTTATTCTTTGATGGCGTAAGAATCTATCAATCATCAGGTTTTGCTGATAACAGAGCAATCGCTGCAAGATCAAGTAACTTATTCTTTGGAACAGGTCTATTAAATGACAGAAACGAAGTTAAAGTTATTGATATGTCAGATATAGATGGATCACAGAACGTAAGAGTAGTAATGAGATATACAGCAGGATGTCAAATCGGTGTCGGTGCTGATGTAGTTCTTTATTCTTAATATTTTAACTAACATATAAGAGGGTGGGTAGTAGTCTGCCTACCCTTTTTTAATAAATAATAATTATGGCTTGTACACTAACAACAGGAAGAAAGTTACCTTGTAAATCAGGGGTAGGTGGTTTAAAAACTGTTTACTTTGCTGATTATGGTACTCTTGGTGCTGCTACGATTACAGGAGGAGAAGTTACTGCCTTAGCAGGTACACCTGCTTTATTTCAATTCGATATAAAAGGCAATTCATCTTTAGAAACCTCAATCAATAGCTCAAGAGAAAATGGAACTACTTTCTATGAAACCACATTAAACTTAACACTTACGTTTCTTGAAAAAGCTACACAAGAAGAACTAAAATTAATTGCACACGCAAGACCTCACGTTTTTGTAGAGGACTATAATGGCAATTATTTTATTATAGGCTTAGAACACGGAGCTGAGGTAACAGGTGGATCAATTGTAAGTGGAGCTGCTATGGGAGACCTTAGTGGTTTTACTTTAACTATGGTAGCACAAGAAACTGCTCCTCCATACTTTATTACAGGCACTGTAGTAACAGGAGATGCAAGTGCGACTCAAATAACACCTAATTAAAAATAATTTCTTATATTTATAAGAGTTTTCATTAATTTTTAGTTTTGTTTTAAGGGGAGGTTTTTACCTCCCTTTTTTTATACACAAAATCTAAAGTTATTACGTTATATAAGTATGATACACTTAACGACATCTGCATCAGCTCAGACATTAAAAATAATACCAAGAAGTTATGCATCAAGTGTGAGTATGATACTAAGAGACGATTCAACAAACACCTCAACAACATACTCATCAATAAGCACTTCTACAGATAAAAATTATTTAGTAGTATCACAAGCATTAAATCCTGTACTTGTAGAGGGTAGATTTTATGACCTTACTATAAAAGAGGGAAGTAATATTATATATAAAGATAAAGTTTTCTGTACTGATCAAACTATATCAAGCTATACAGTAAATAGTTCAGAATATACAGTACCAACAGGAAACGATGTCTTTGATAATGATTATATTGTAATATGAAAAATAAATCAGATTTAAGTATTGTAAATTTAAGTACTTATACTTCTCCACAAGTTAAAGAAGTAAGAGGTAAAGACTTTATTGAATACGGAGAAGATAACAACTACTTCCAATACCTTATAGACAGATACAACGGAAGTCCTACAAACAACGCTATTATTAATGGTGTTAGCGAGATGATATTTGGTAGAGGTTTAGATGCTTCTAACTCAAGCAAAAAGCCTAATGAATATGCACAAATGAAAGCATTGTTTAACAATGATTGTGTAAGAAAGTTGTGTTATGACTTAAAACTTATGGGTCAATGTGCTGTGCAGGTTATTTACTCAAAAGACAGAAGTAAGATTGTACAGCTTGAGCATATGCCAATTGAGACGTTAAGAGCTGAGAAGTGCAACGAAAAAGGAGAAATAGAGGGTTACTATTATTTTAGTGATTGGTCAAAGTACAAGCGAGGAAACGAATTAAAAAGAATACCTGCATTTGGAACTTCTAAAGAGGGATTGGAAATAATGTACATAAAGCCTTATAGAGCAGGTTTTAAGTATTATAGTCCTGTAGATTATCAAGGGGGAACACAATACGCAGAATTAGAGGAGGAGATATCTAACTTCCATTTAAACAACATACTAAATGGACTTGCACCAAGTATGTTAATCAACTTCAATAATGGAACTCCTGATCCTGAGCAAAGGGAAATGATAGAAAGAAGAATCTACGAAAAGTTTAGTGGCTCAAGTAATGCAGGTAAATTTATTTTAGCATTCAACGACAATCCTGAAACTGCTGCAAGTATAGAGCCTGTACAGTTAAGTGATGCACACCAACAATACGAGTTTCTAAGCAACGAAAGTTCTAAGAAAATTATGGTAGCACACAGAATTGTAAGTCCTATGTTATTTGGTATAAAGGATGATACAGGTCTTGGAAACAACGCAGATGAATTAAAGACAGCATCTATACTATTTGACAATCTTGTAATTAAAGGATTTCAAGGACTTTTAATAGACCACTTTGACCAAATACTCGCTTACAACGATATCTCTTTGCATTTATACTTTAAAACGCTTCAGCCACTTGAATTTGTAGATATGGAAAATATCGAAGATTCAGAAACTAAAGAAGAAGAAACAGGAGTTAAGTTAAGCAAAGAAGATGACTTTAGAGATTCCATAGCACAAGACCTAATAGACTTAGGAGAAGATGAGGAAGAACTATTAAAAGATTTTGACTTAGTAGACGAAGCAGAAGTAGATTATGAGTTTGATGATGAAATGGACGAGCTTATAGAGCAAACTAATGACGAAGTAAAATTAGCAAGAGTAGGTAAAGCAACACCTTATAGAGAAAGCGACCAAGACGGAAAAACACCTGCAAGTAAATTATTAGGATATACATTTTTAGTAAGATACTATTATAGTCCAAATAGAGTTAAAGCTACTTCAAGAGAGTTTTGTAAAAAAATGGTAAGAGCTAAAAAGGTTTATCGTAAAGAGGATATAAAAGCTATGGATCAAATAGCTGTAAATGCAGGATTTGGTAAAGGTGGTTCTGACACATATTCTATATGGTTATATAAGGGTGGTGCAAGATGTGAGCATTATTGGTCTCGTAGAACTTACTTAAGAAAAGACGGTAATAAGAGTTTAGGCAAAAAGCTATATGATTCAGAGGCTAAGAGACGAGGTTTTACACCTCCTAAGAACGCAAAGAAAGTAGCTATGAAGCCAAAGGATATGCCTTACAAAGGATATACAGCAGCATACGCAAAAAGAATAGGAATAAGTAGATAATTATGGCAACAGCATTATTCATATCAAGAACAGATTTAGTTAAGAATAGTATTATTGATGGTAACACAGATACTGATAAATTTATACAGTTTATCAAGTTAGCACAAGAGATTGAAATAAGAAACTACTTAGGAACTAAACTTTACGAAAAGCTACAAGCTGATATAGCAGGATCAGGTGTTACAGGTAACTATCAAACCTTACTAAACAAATATGTACAACCTATGTTGATATGGTATGCACAAGCAGAGTATATTCCTTATGCAGCTTATCAAATAAAGAACGGAGGAGTATTCAAGCATACAAGCGAGAACTCAGAAACAGTTTCAAGAAGCGAAGTAGACTATTTAGTAAACAAAGCAAGAAACACAGCAGAATATTACACACAAAGGTTTTTAGATTACATTAATAACAACAGTAATTTATTTCCTGAGTATAATCAAAATCAGGGTGGCGATGTTTACCCAGATAGTGATGGATTATTTAACGGATGGGTATTGTGAGATACAAACCGAAAGAAAAAAATATAATTAAATTAAAACAGTATTTAAATGGCAAATACGATAAATTGGGGAATAGCGTACAGCTATGGTTATTGGGGAAACGCAACAACAACCAATAGTTGGGGAGATGATTATATAGTAGAGTATTTGACTTCTGATCTTAGGAGAAGAGTGCAGATATACGAAAACAACGAAATGACTAATCAACTATTAGAGAATATACAATGAGTTTACTACAAAAAGCATCCATAATAACCACACCTACAGCTTATGCTGAGGACTACTTATATTCTATTAAACCTGCTTATGCTTTAGGCTCAGAGCTTGTTACTCAGTTTGATGGTGTAGCTGATGGAACAGATGTAGCAACTTTAACAGGATGGTTTGGTTATGGCACAGCAACATCAAGAAATGTTGTAGATGAAAAATTAGTAATAGTAACAAGCGCAGGAAATCAAGGAGCAAGATTTAGTGCAACAACAATAGTAGGTACTAAATATTTATTTAAAACAACAGCCTCAGGTGATTTAGGCACAAGTGGTATTTACGTAAGTTCAGGCTCTTTAAACCTCAACTTAGATACAAGTAGTGGTAACATAGAAGTAAGATTTACTGCTTTATCTACAACTACAGATGTATTTTTTAGAACAAGTAACAATAATGCAGGTACAACTACATACTTTGACATATCCTTAAAAGAAATAACAGATGCCGACTTTGACTTTGACAGAAACTCAACAGGAACAAGAGTAAACCAAGATTATGTTATAGAAGATGTGCCTTATAATTTATTGACTTATAGCGAAGAAATAAAATCAAGTAATAGTTGGATTATACAATCAGGAATAACTGTAACAAACAATGATGTATTAGCACCTGATGGCACTTTTACTGCTGACAAACTTGTAGGTAATGGAACTGTTGGTGTTTTTAAACAGGTTACTAATTTAGATGGAGTAATTACAAGGTCAGTATATTTAAAAAGTGTTACAGGTAATGTAAGTGTTACAATTAAAGACCCTGTACTTACACAAACACAAAAAACTTTGAACTTAAATGAAACTTGGCAAAGATATACTTTAACAGAAGATAATTTATCAGCTACTAATATTCAGGGTATATGGATAGATGATATACCTGCAAGTGGTATTTATATGTGGGGTGCGCAAATAGTAAAAGGCGACAAACCAAAAGACTATCTAAAAACAACAGACAGATTAGACATACCAAGAATAGATTACACAAACGGAGAGCCGAGTATCTTGCTTGAGCCAAGCAGAACAAACGATATATTAAACAACACTAATTTAAGTCAATGGCTTATTGGTGCAGGTATAACTGTAACTTCTAATGCTGTTAATTCTCCTGAGGGAATACAAAATGCAGATAAAATAGAAAAAACTTCTCAAAGTTATACCTTTGTTAGGCAAAGTCTTGGAACAGGTAATGTAAGTGTTTTTAGTATTTTTGTAAAGCAAGGTAATTATAGATATATAGGTATTAGAAATAATGATTCAGGACATAGTGTTTTTGATTTTGAAACAAAAACTTTTGTAACATCATTATCAAACCACAATTTAAGTGTACAACAGTTCCCAAATGGTTGGTTTAGATTAATAGATGAAAGAACTATATCAACAAATACAAATGGTTTAAGGGGTATTGCATTAACACTTGCTGATGGAACAGAGTTACATAGCGATATACCTTTGAATGCCTTTGCTTATGTTTGGGGTGGTCAATTAGAAAACAATCAAACATACGCAACATCTCTAATACACACTTCAGGAAGTGCAGTTACTCGTAGTGTAGATCAAGCAAACAATGCAGGAAACAG